TGCGCATTTGTTTCGACATCTGAAATGACAAAGCTTCACCCAGCAAGACCATTCGCATTTCTGATGGAAGCTTCAATGCTTGGCGTAGGTGTAGGATTTGACGACAAAGGCGCAGACAAGGATTTTATAATTTATGAACCAAAAGAATCTGCTAACTATGTTATACCAGACACAAGAGAGGGCTGGGTCGAGTCTCTTACTTTACTTTTAAACTCTTATCTGAAGGAAAATCAACCATCTTACTCCTTCGACTACTCGCTAATAAGACCATCTGGAACTCCAATAAAAACATTTGGAGGAGTTGCAGCTGGACATGAACCACTGCTTAAGCTGCATCAGCACATTAGAAAGATGTTTTCTGATAGAGCTGGTTCAAAACTCACAAGAGTTGACATAGCTGATATTGGTAATCTAATTGGAGTTTGCGTTGTTTCTGGTAATGTCAGAAGATCAGCTGAACTCTTAATAGGAAGAGTGAACGATCAAGATTTTTTAAATCTAAAAAATAAAGATAAGTTTCCAGAAAGAAATTCTTATGATCCATCATCACCAGGTTGGGGATGGATGTCGAATAATTCTGTTGAAACAGAAGTGGGAGCAGATCTTAGTCCGATCATAGAGGGAATATCACTTAATGGTGAGCCTGGTGTGATATGGATGGATGTTTCAAGAAAGTATGGAAGATTGATTGATCCGCCAAATAATAAAGACCATAGAGTAGCTGGATATAATCCATGCGCAGAACAGTCTCTTGAGTCTTACGAGTGTTGCACGCTTGTGGAAACCTATTTGGGTAGACATGAAAACCTAGAGGATTATAAGCGCACACTAAAGTTTGCCTACCTATACGCCAAAACAGTAACTCTTCTTCCAACTCACTGGGAAGAAACAAACGCAATTATGCAGAGAAACAGAAGAATAGGAACATCTATGTCTGGTGTTGCTGATTTTGCAGACAGACTTGGAATGCCGGTGTTAAAAGAATGGATGAACCAGGGATACAAAACAGTACAAAGATATGACAATGTTTACTCTGAGTGGCTTGGCATCCGTGAATCAATTAAGATGACAACTGTTAAGCCGTCTGGAACTGTTTCGATCTTAGCTGGCGAATCTCCTGGGGTTCACTGGACTCCTGGCGGTAAGTTCTTTAATAGAACAATTAGATTCTCCAATGAAGATCCAATGCTTCCGCTGTTTAGAATGGCCAATTATAAAGTTGAGCCAGCTTCAGAATCTCCAGATACTACGTCAGTTGTATATTTTCCAATTAAATCAAAAGCTGTTAGATCTGAAAAAGATGTTACGATTTTTGAAAAGATGGCGCTAGCTACAACAGCACAAAGATATTGGTCAGATAACTCTGTTTCTGTTACAATATCTTTCAATAAAGATACTGAGTCTCAATACATAGGGACAGTTCTCCACATGCACGATGGTCAGCTAAAAACAGTTTCATTTCTGCCCAGCGGGAACGATACGTATCCACAGATGCCCTATACGCAGATAACTGAGGAAGAATATGTTGATCAAGTAGACAAGCTATTCCCAATAGATTTAACTGGGGTTTATGCCGGAATGGCCGCAGACGCTATTGGTGAGCGCTACTGTACAACAGATTCTTGCGAGATTAAGTTCATAAAGGATAACCAATAAAAACTTGCTGCTGACATAACCCACTGCTATACTGTAGGCATGGAAAATCAAGACATGATAAAAGTACTAGATAGTGGGTATGTCAGACTTGTAGACCAAATGGGTAGTGATCTCTCTGTGGTCAATGCTGCCAGAGCTTCTTTTGCAAAAGAATCCAAAGAGTTCTCTATTCAAGACGCTAGACTTCTTGAATTTTTGGCAAGAGAAAATCATATGTCACCTTTCAGACACGCCTTTGCAACATTTGAAATAATGGCTCCCTTGATGGTGGCAAGACAGCACTGGAAGTATGTTGTTGGTTCTGACCATACTATGGATTCTTGGAATGAATCTTCAAGAAGATATATAACAATGGAACCAGAGTTTTATATACCAAGTAGCGATGAATGGAGACAGGCTCCAGAGAACAGAAAACAGGGCTCAGGAGGCCCCATAGGCCCTTGGGTAGGGTCTGTGCTAAGCACTAAGCTTAAACAGCACGTAGAGGACGGTAGAGCGCTTTATAAGTGGGCTATGGAGGAGGGTGTAGCACCAGAGCAGGCTAGACTATTTTTGGCCGCCTACGGTATGTACCAGCCATATAGGTGGTCATGTAGCCTACAGTCTATAGCGCTCTTTCTTAACCAAAGATTGTCAGAGGATTCTCAGGTTGAAATACAAAAGTATGCAGAGGCAGTCTATGAACTAGTTCAGCCCTTATTCCCAATATCTATTAAGGCTCTTACTGGTAGATAAATGGCAGCTGGAAAACTAAACTATATTGTTGTATACAAAAATACCAGTCAGGTTTATGGATCTGCATCCAAAAAGATAGCCCTTGAGTCACCACCACCAGACGGGTGTAAACTAGAAGACAAAAGAGTATACTTTATAACTAACGAACCAGACACCGGCGAACTAGCGGTGTACAAAGTTCCACAAGAAGAAGTAAGTAATGCAGAAATCAAGGAAAAAAGCAAATGAGTAAGAAGACAAATCAAAAAAAGAAAATAAATATTAAACTAGAAAACAATCAATCATTTATTGTTGAGGATTTAGATATCCTAATACATATCCAAAGAACTTATGCATCAATGATGCGAGGTCAACTATCTGAACAGGATAGAGTTGTTTGCGCTAGGGTTATAACTGCGACTAATTCTGCAATAGAAAACGTTTTTATTTCAACAACAGATGGTTATGGCGATGAATGGTAAAACTCTCAATACTATTATTGTAATGTTTGCGATAGGCTTTGCTATTGGCAAAGCAAATAGTAGATCAATTAATTCTATAAAAGACTTAAATAAATCTGGGCCAACCAATTCTCAGTATTTGAATAGGCTTACAGAATTTTTTGATGATGATCTAGACGAAGCTAAAAAGGAATACTTTGAGTACATAGATATGGGCTTTAATCCGTCAGATGCCTTTGATATCACTAAAGCAAAGGCCCGCTTGTGATTGATCTTTGTGTAATAAATTATAATACTAGACCACTGTTAGAAAGACTATTTAATCGTCTTCATGATAGTTTAAACGACCAATTTTTTAAGCAGAAAAAATGTTGGAATCTTTATACTGCAGATAATGGATCAAGTGATGATACAGTTGAATGGTTTAGATCAAATGACGACAAGTATCTTATAGACAGAATTTATTTAAACAATAATATTGGATATTCAGCTGCCTGCAATAAACTTGCGTCAAAAGGTTCAGGAGAAATAATAGGTCTTTTAAACGCTGATGTCTGGTTTACAAACGAAGATATAACAAAAATATACGAAATTTTTAATCAGAACAAAGACATACATATACTTGGTCCAAAACAACGAGATGAGTATGGTTTGATAAGACACGCTGGAATAATTGGAACAAATACAAAGCCAAAGCATAGGGGCTGGATGGAAGCCGACCCAGCAGATCTTCTTTATAGAGATAGAATTAATTGCGTTACCGTATCAGGATCTGCATATTTCATTAGAAGATCTGTTTGGGACGATTTGACAAATAATTCTAAGTATAGAGAATTATATCCAGATGCAGTTGGCGCATTTTTGCCGACTCCTCACTATTACGAGGAAACATGGTGTTCATATTTTGCCAGACATTTGGGGTATAATGTTGTGTATGATGGATCGGTGTCAATCGGCCACAGCTGGCATGCATCCTCGCCAAAACCCGGTGAAGGATATAGTCATGCAGACGCACAATTTAAAACAAGTCAAACAATATTTCGCAAAGCATGCGATTACATAGGAATAGAAAGAGATTAATATGTCAGACAAATTAAACCCATGGATATATAACGCCGAAGTCAAAAAGGTTGTTGATGGCGATACGTTTGATATCGTTATTGATCTTGGTTTTGACACCTTAAGAAAGGGAAGAGTTCGTCTTTATGGAGTAAATACTCCCGAAAGTAGAACTAAAGATTTAGCCGAAAAGCAAAAAGGCTTAGCCGCAAAAGAGTTTACGGATCAATGGTTGACACGAGCTAATCATAAGGTTAAGATAGAAACTGTGATAGATAAAAACGAAAAATATGGAAGAGTTTTAGCAAAAGTTTGGGATGCAAGTGGCAACTGTCTCAATACAGATATTGTTGCTGCAGGCCTAGCAAGAGAATACTATGGTGTAGGAGATAAAACCTGGACTGAATTTAAGCAGGATAAATAGTGCAAACTTTTCTTCCCTATCCTGATTTTAAAAAATCTGTTGAAGTTTTAGACTCAAAGCGATTAGGCAAACAAAGAGTTGAAACCTTCCAAGTTTTAAATATTCTTTTAAATAGAACTGAAACAAAAGGCTGGAGAAATCATCCAGTCACTTTAATGTGGAAAGGTTATGAACCAGCTCTTCAGCTTTATCAAAACTATACGATAAATGAATGGATTAAGAGAGGGTATAAAAATAACATGATGTTTGAAAACATTTTGCTAGAGCTTCAGATGCCACCATGGTTTGGTAAGGAAGAATTTCATAGGTCCCATAGGGCAAATCTACTTAGAAAAGATTGGAGTTTTTATTCTAATTTTTTCAATGAAGATCCAACTCTACCCTATTATTGGCCGGTAGAAAAAGATTATTCGATAAAAGTTGCCAATGCCTAGTGCATGATATATAATATAGCTGACAATAATAGCAACTAAAAAAAGGAAAACTATGTCAGAAAATAAGTTCAACTACTTTGTGGTAGAGGAAAAGACCCTTGTCAAGGCTAAGAACAAGCAAGAAGCCCAAAAGGTCGCCTCTGGTCGCAGAGGAGTAAGTGGTGAAGTTCTTTTCAGATCAACTGATATTGAAAGAATTTCTTCTGTACAGGCACAAAAAAAGATCAATCAGCTTAACGCCTGATCCAGTAAGCTGGGGGGTCTATCCCCCCAGCAATAGGAGCCACTATGATAGTTGCACAAATGGTAGGAAGAAATGAATCATCTAGATTTCTTGAGCCAGTCTTAAAAAGAATAAAAGAACAAGTAGACGCAATCGTATTTACGGACGACTGTTCAGATGATAATACCGCAGAGATAGCCTCTGGTTATGCAAGCGTATATGTTAACGAGTCTCCACTTTTTCCAGTTCACGAAGGCAAGTTGAGATCAAAAGCCTGGGAAAATTTAAGCAATCACGCTCAAGAAGGTGATTGGGTTATTGCAATAGATTGTGATGAAATGCTCTATAAAGCCTCTGATATAAACGATGTAAATATTTCAAAGGTTCTTGATCAGTCACCATTTGATGTGGTGAACGTTAGGTTTTATCACATGTGGTCTTCAACTCACTATAGAGTAGATAAACTTTGGGCGCCTAATAATAGTTCTAGAATCTTTAGATTCAAAGACAACGCTACGTTTCTAGATAGAAAACTTGCTTGCGGTTCTGAGCCTACTTATGTTGTTCAAGATATTAGAAGAAGAAATTACTGGGTCCACTCTGGATTAGTCATGCAACATCTCGGTTATTCGATTGATGAAGATAAGATTTCAAAGTATAATAGATATATGAATTTAGACAGAGGAGAATTTCATAATATTAAACATATCGAATCAATTATAGATACCAATCCTACTCTAATAAAATGGGGAAATTTCGGAATATGAAAACATTAAACGCTACAGAAACAATAAAGAAAGTCTCTCTACTTCTTGATAGAAAAGAAAGATTTGCTTTTGTAACATACACTAGATCAGCAATATTCTCAATGACTGGTGAATTGAGTGGAGATAAAAAGCCACCCAAAAATTTTCTAAAACTTATATCCATGAGCTTAGATAACAACAGTTCAGGATTTATAAAGGCAGCTCAAAGAGATCTAATTAAGTCAAGTGTTGACAAGATAGCTCAAAATGGAAATTCAACTGTTTCCAATGAAGTATTCTATGACCCATCTTTTTTAGAGTATTACATCAACACTAATTATGACATATTCAAGACATTCACCTCATGGTATCTTAAAACAACTAAAGTTATTATAGTATCTTTCCAAAATAAGAGTTCTATATCAAAGTATTTTTCTCCAGATTCCATATACATACAAGTACCATACAATGATTTCTATTCGAGAATAGACTCAATAACACAGGAAATAATTGAAAAGAGCTCAGAAACATCCCTATGTGTTCTCGACTGCCCAATGCTGAGTACTGCGCTAGCTCAGAATCTATGGGAAAAAAGTAATATGTCAATCTTAGATCTCGGAAGAACCTTAACGGTAGCTAGATCTTTGAATAGAAATAAATGAGTTCACTTTCTCAGAAATCAAAAGAAGTTCTAAACAATAGAATAAAAAGTTTGTTGTTTGAAACAAACATGTCAATTCCCTCTATTGCTAAAGAACTGGCAATGACCTACGCTGAGCTAGATAAAACTTTAAAAAGAATTGGTTTGCAGTGGGTTAAAGACCACAGAAGAAAAATGTCTAAAGGGCAAACTCTTTTGACAAGTATTTTAGAAAAATTATTGCCAGGAGAAAATATAGTAAATGAATTCCATTTAGGTGAAAGACTAAAGCTAGATGTATACTGCCCTAGTTATAAGCTTGGTCTAGAGTATCATGGAATTCAACACTTTAAATACAGTAGCATGTTCTTTGATTCAAGAGAAGAGTTTCTTGAGGCACAGAAACGAGATCAGAGAAAGATAGAGCTATGCAACGAACAAAATATTTTATTAGTTGTTTTCAGATATGATGATAAACTAACAGAAGAAGCTGTTTACGACAGGGTGTTGACAGCAATAAGAAATTCAAGCTATACTGTCACGCAAAAGAAAAAATCTACAGTAGTTGACAATGATTTTTACAAAGAAATGAAGAAGAAAAAATCAGAATATAACAAAAAGATGTATAAAAGACTGAAGGAAAAGAAGAAAAAGAATGACAGAAGTCGTTAATGAAGAGGTTCCAAATTATCCTTTGGAATATCAGGTATTTGCTCTAGCCCTAAGAAACAAAGGTGCTATACAGTACTTTGATATAAACCTTCCAGAAGAGGCTGTAGGCGCTGTCAGTGGACAACTGGGCCTAAATGAGTTCTATAAAGCTCTGCTGTCTTATTATAGGGTTACTAAATTAGATTCTGTAGATCCAATTGCATTTAAAGCTTGGCTTGAATCAGAAACAGATATTCACACTGCGCTAGGTGGATCAATCGGCGTTGAAACAATAATGGATATCTTGATGTCAATTCAAGTATCCAATGAAGAATCTATAACGCAAATACTAAAGCACAGATCTAATAAGAAAAAGCAGCTAGATATTTTGCAGGAATTGCAGTTTCTTCTAACACAAAAGGGTGAAAAGACTCCAAAGGAAATTGCAAGAATTTCTGAGATAACAGCAGAAATAAAAAACCTTGAGAATGATCTAAATTTTAATCCATTAGATACAGTTGTAACAGCTCAAGATATTTCCAAAAGAGCGGAATCTCTTTTGGATATTCCAAGCTTTCTTCCAACTCAGTTCAAAGCACTCAATAGGGCGATGGGTTACACTGATGATGGAGGTTTTTTTAGAGGTGCAGTTCACGCAATTATTGCACCATCCGGCAAAGGTAAAAGTACTTTTGCCAAATGCCTGGTTAATAACTGGGCAGATTGCGGTCACAAAGTTTTGTATGTTAATTTTGAAGAAGCAGTTCCACACTGGGAAAGAGTGTTAATGACCCAGATAATAGAAAAGAATGTTTACGCTGAGGCAGCAAATTGGTCAGATAAAGAAAAAGAAGAGAATCTAAAAAAATTTCAAGACAAACTTAATGAGTGGGGAGATAGGTTCATGGTTAGACATGATCCAGATACTCCATATTTTGAAGACCTCGAAAAGTGGCTTAGAAGCATCATGCCCCACGATGAGCTAGTTCCTGATGTGATAGTTATAGATACTATCCAGTCAATGTTTACAAGATCTACTGGAAAGGGCAAGCCTAGATGGGGTGAGTTTGAGGAAATGATGGTCAGATTAGAAAAACTTGCCAGAGACATGGACTGTGTATTGATAATCACTGCTCAAGAAAATGCAAATAGAATGAAAGAAAGAAGAGAGGTAGTCCAACAATCCGATACAGGAGGATCACTATCCATACAACAAAAGTGTGCCGTAACAATCTTCATCACAGAGAAAAAGCTAATTAGCGGAGATGATTCTGAAGATGAAAATATTATGCAGTTACAAATACCAAAAAATAGAATAACTGGTTCTACGTATTTATACAATTCTCCACTAGTAAAGTATGTTGATCAGCACAAGAAATATGTTGAGTATGAGCCAATTACAAGTGATTCATATTCTAAAATAGTAAACTCTGAAGACATTCAGGAATTAATCTCTAGTATTAGTATAGTGTAGGTAACATGATTCAGATTAGCATTCAGCAATTAAAAGATTTTCAAACGTGTGAAAGATTATATGATTTTCGATACAACGAAAAGCTTCCAGAAACAATTGGCAGTAGAACTTTAAACACTATTAAATTTGAAAATACAATTAAGAGTATCGTTCATTACTTCTTTTATAAAAAACAAGCTGGCATAACTCCATCTTACTCATCGCTTTTAAATAGATGGGAAAAGCTTTGGTTTCCAAAGGATTCTTCATCATATGATATTATCTACGAACAACACGAAACACTGTATGGAAATATGGCCAGCCTAACAACAAAGGCAGCATCAGTACTCATGGAGTTAATAGAGAATTTTGGTGATTCCAATTTGATTCCAATTGGGATAGACGAAGATTTCATAGCTCCAATTACCTCAAGAGTAGCTGTTAAAGATAAGTTCGATTTAATTTACTTCAAGGACGGCAAAGTGCACGTACTTAAGTGGATGTTTAATTATAAGTTAAAATATCAACATACTTATATGGTAGATTTTTCTATTATGAATGTTGGATATCAAAACAAATTTGGAAACAAAGTGCACGAAGCAAAGTTCGGCTACTTTGACTTATTAAATCAAAAATCTTACTTCAATGAATTTATAGTAGAACAAGGTGATATCGAGGCTGTAAAATATTGGTGTGATTCTATAGTAGACGAAGAAACTTTCCCTTCTAGAAGGGGATTAACTTCGTACTGCAAAGTGTGCCCCTATGACAAGCCCTGCAGTAAATGGACATCATGGAATAATAAGGAGAATAAAGATGGCAAAGCAAGAAAAAGATAATATACTTGATGAAATTCTTTCAGAAAAGGTTGTTTCTTCCTCAATAAAAGAGGAGGATAAGGTCCTAGAACCACTTTTAGATGAAATCAATCTTATTGAAGACGAGGGTATAAAATCTTTTGTCAGATCTATTTTGTATAGAGCTGATGGATTTTGGGAAATACCAGCAAGTTTTTCTGGAAAGCACCATCCATTAGACGAAAGATGTCCAGGTGGCAATGTGTTGCATACAAAGAGAGCAGTCAGAGTTGGCTGCGTATTGGCAGATTCCTATTCTCTCTCAACAGAAGAGAGAGATGTGATAGTCGCCGCACTCCTACTGCACGATATAACCAAGGGCATTAAGCCTCAGACTTCCGATAAGTATTATTATGACCCTATGCATCCGTATACAGCCGGATCTTTTATTAAAAAATGCCAAGAAGAAGATAGAAATTTTGCTTCGGAATCGCAATCATCAACATTGTTTATAAACGAAGATGACGTACAAACGATATTAAGACTTATTAGATGTCACCTAGGCCCATGGTCGCCAGTACCAGAAACAACGCCAATTACCTACATGGATATGATTGTCCACTTATCAGACAATGTGTCATCTAAGCTACATATAATAGTAGATGGAGAAGAAATAGTTAAGGAAAGATGGGATGTCAGACAATAGCACTGATGATACTCTTCTAAAAAGATTTACTCTGCTTAAAAAAATGGAGTATTACTTAGAAGAGTCTGTATACTATAGAACGCACTTTGACGACATGCCGTCAAAAAGCACCCTTCTTAAAAAAGACGAAGAAATAGGAAAAATGCTAGTAACATGAAAATAAACAGTGAGAATAACTATTTAAGGTCGTGGAACATATACGAAGTTGCTAGGTTTGTGCCGACATTAAATAGGGTTATAAGAGATAAGAATATGTTTTTAACTGCAAATGAGATAGAAAAATACGCAGTAAAATACAAAAACACTGGCATATATACATCTGTCTTTGCCTATGATACGGAAGACTTAGAAAGAGCCACAAGATTACGGTCCCCTGTATTTCGACCTAGATAGTGCGGACTATTCAATAGCATACGAAGAGTGCATTAGGCTGTATGAATACCTTCTGCAGTTTGTGCCAGCCAGCTCCATATTAGTTTATTTTACTGGAAAAAAGGGTTTTCATATAGAATGCGAACCAGTTGCACTTGGGATAAACCCAAATAATTCTCTTCCAAAAACCTTTAGATATATAGCAACTAAATTAAAATCAAGTTTGTCTATTTCAAGCTTAGACCTCAGTGTATATGATGCAAGAAGAATGTGGAGATTGGCTGGGTCGATACATCAAGATACTGGTCTGTATAAAACTCTACTGAATCCACATGGTGGTCAGTCAATTTTACTTGGAAACGAAGAAGAAATTAAAAAGTATGCAGCGGCCCCCCAATCTTTAGAAGTTGCTGAGCAGTTGTTTTCCTATAAAGCTAATGAATGGTATAGAGAAAATATTTATAATCTTGAAGAGGATGAAAAGAAAAAGGATAATCCATTAGAGTATTTTAACAAGTATGGTTCTAGAGCTTTTAAAAATCTTCAACCTTCCGAAAAAGTATTTGATCAATCGACTCTAATGAAAAACTGTTCCGCAGTATCAAGATTGAAGGCTCAAGCTGAAAATGAGCACTTCCTAGAACACGAAGCTAGACTGTTCCTCTGCTCCATACTTAGCTATACTGAAGATAGTATAAAATTTCTTCATGAGATCTTAAGTAATTGCAGCGATTATAACTTTGATAAATCTTCTGCTCATATAAATGATTGGATCAAAAGAAGACAGATGGGCATTGGTGGAAGACCCTATACTTGTGATAGGGCAAACTCGGTTGGTGTTGGTTGCGGTGACTGCAATTTGGAAAGAAAAAATAAATGGACTCAGATAGGATCTAAGTTTGTTGAAACAAATGAGAAATCATCTCCCTCGCCAGTCAGATATGCATATAAAAGCCTAAGAAAGGAAAACAATGAGTAATATAAAAGATCCAGATGATGTAATAGGGGTTTGTTCTGAGTGTAAATCGGATCAACCAATGTCTTACATGTATAAGAATCCATTTGCTCAAGGTGGTAAGCCAGTGCCTTGCAAGTATTGTGGTGGCGTAGTAATAATTTCTTACAGAGAAAGAAGAAACGAGTCGCTTGAAAGTTCCGATAAGGAAAGAGGAATATAAGTTGAAGAACTGGACCAACCTGCACAATCATACAACGTACTCAATGTTGGATGGTCATGGAAAGGTAGAGGCATACTTCGACAAGGCTAAGTCTCTTGGGATGATGGGCTTAGCTACTACTGACCATGGAAATATACACTCTTGGTTGGACTTTTACGATGCAGCTAAAGCTTCTGGAATTAATCCAATACTTGGTTCAGAATTTTATCAAGCTAGAAAAACAAGATTAGATAGAGATGAAGAGGAGAGATCTGGTCCAGCAAAAAATGAGTGGGAGCAGAGAGGCCCATACCATATAACAATATTGGCAAAGAACAACACTGGGTATCACAATCTAATCAAGATGTCTTCAAGATCTTTTTTGGAAGGATATTACGTAAAGCCAAGACTAGATCATGAGCTAATCTCCCAACATTCGGAAGGAATTATAGTTCTTTCAGGCTGTCTAAACGGAGAGATAGCTCAAGCGCTCCTTAGAGATGATTACGATTTTGCCGTTAGACAAGCAGCAATGATGCAGGAAATAGTTGGCAAAGAAAATTACTTTATAGAAATCCAAAATCATGGACTTAAAGAGCAACTACGAATAAATGATTCGTTAATAAAGATAGCTAGAACAATAGGGGCAAAAATAGTTCCTACTGGCGACTGCCACTACGTGCACAAGGAAGACGCTAGAGCGCACGACATAATGCTTTGTGTGTCAACAAACTCCAATATAAATACTGAAAATAGATTTTCTTTTTCTGGAGATAATTTTTATCTAAAATCATACGAAGAAATGTCTTCGATATTTTCAGAAGAATGGTTAAAAAATACCATGCACGTCAACGACATGGTTAACATAGATCTTAATTTTGGGGAACTATATTTTCCCCACTTTCCACTACCAGAAAACAAAGACACTAATTCATACTTGGAAGAATTAGCCTGGGAAGGTCTTAAAAAGAAATATGGCGATCCACTCCCAACTCATGTTTTGGATAGGGCAAACCATGAGCTAAAGGTCGTAAAAGAAATGGGATATCCAGAGTACTTTTTAGTAGTTTCTGATCTCGTTGGGTGGGCAAAAAATAATGGCATAAGAGTTGGTTGGGGTAGAGGATCTGCTGCTGGAAGCATCTTGTCTTATGCACTCGGTATTACCAATTTAGATCCATTAAAGTTTGGACTTTTATTTGAAAGATTCTTAGTTGAGGGCAGAAAGTCTATGCCAGATATTGATTTGGATTTTGACGATAGACACAGAGACCGTGTAATAGATTACGCTAGACAAAAATATCGGAGAAGACAAAGTAGCGCATATTTGTACTTTTAATAAAACTGGGGCAAGACAATCTATTAGGGACGCAGCAAGAGCTCTTGCCTACGATTTCAGCGGTGGAGATAAGGTAGCAAAATTAGTTCCAGCTCCAGTGCTGGGGATATCCAAGAACTTATCAGAGTGCATGGAAGTAGACGAATTTAGAAAGCTTTATGAATCAGATGACGATGCAAAACTGATAGTTGATACAGCCTTTGGTTTGGAAGGTCTGATAAGACAGACCGGCATGCACGCCGCTGGAGTAGTTATTTCAAGAGATCCACTTACGGAGTATCTCCCTATTATGCAAAAGGGTGTAGATAACCCAGTGATTACTCAATGGGATATGGGTAGAGTTGAGCAGTGCGGCCTGCTAAAAATTGACTTTCTTGGTTTAAGAAATCTTGGCGTGATAGATTCGTGCATAAAGCTGGTTAAGAAAACTAGAAACATTGTCATAGATGTTGACTCTATTCCTCTAAATGACTATAAAACATTTAACGAATTGTGCAAAGGTAACGCTGTAGGAGTTTTCCAGCTAGAGTCTGCTGGTATGAGAGAGTTAATGGTTCAGCTTCAGCCTCAAAATGTTGAAGATATTATGGCGCTGATATCCCTTTACCGTCCAGGCCCAATGGGGTCAGGAATGGATAAGCTATATATCTCTAGAAAGCATTCTAGAACAGCAATTGAATATGACCATCCAAGTCTTGAAAAGGTACTTGGTCCCTCCCTGGGCATCATGCTATACCAGGAAGATGTTCTTGGAGTAGCAAGAGAACTCGCCGGGTTTTCTTCAGCAGAAGCCGATGATTTAAGAAAAGTAATCGGCAAAAAACTAATGGACAAAATTGCACTCTTTAGGCAGAAGTTTGTCAACGGATGCGTAAGTAAATATAATATTTCACAAGACAAAGCTAATAAGATTTATTCAGACATAGAGTATTTTGGTGGCTACGGATTCAATAGAGCTCACGCTGCAAGCTACGCAATGATTTCTTATATCACAGCATACCTGAAGTTCAATTATACAGCGGAGTACATGGCTGCTCTTTTAAGTTCTGTTGTTGGAAATAAAGACAAACTAGCTCTTTATCTATCTGATTGTAGAAAACTTGGCCTAAAAGTATTGCCACCATCTATAAATAAATCAGTTGAAGATTTTGCTGTAATAGATGAAACAAGTATTATCTTTGGATTCTCTGCCATAAATGGAATTGGATATGCCGTATCAGAAGCAATTTTAGCTGCAAGAGACGATAAAAATCCCTACACATCGATGCATGACTTCTTCAGAAGAACTTCTTCTTCTGTTTTAAAAAAATCAACAATAGAAAACTTAGCTGCTTCTGGTTCATTTGATGAATTAATAGAATCTGTTTTAGACGACGATTTTGGTAGACAAACAGAATTAAGAATTCTAGAAAAAGAAAAAGAATCGATAGGAATATATGTTTCAAAAAACCCAGTAGATGGAGTTTGGGATCTTCTTTCTAAGAATTTAACTAATGAAATAATATCTCTTTCAGAAATGCCAGCTGGATCTAGAGTTTCTATAGGCGGAATAGTTTCTTCAGCCAAAAAAATAATAACTAAAAAGGGAGCTAAAATGTTTAAATTTACCCTTCAAGATATATCATCTGATATTGAGGTTATTGTTTTTCCCAGGGAAGCAAGAAATTTTGAAGATGACTTTTTTCAAAATGGTGATGTGATAACTGTGACTGGGGCGATTAGTAAAGACGGCGATGAAGAAAACGCAGTAACAAAAGTCTTGTTGAACGCATGCTCAAAGCTAGATTTAAGTAATTTTGCTGGCGGTACACCAATCTATCTAGAGGTAAATAAAGACTTGGATCCAAAAGTATTGGATAATATGTATGATATAATAAAATCTAACAACGGTGGTTCTTTTGTGTTTCTGACATACTCAGAAAATGGAAAGAAACTAACCTTTAAATTTAATAAAAAAACATCTATTACTATTAAAGATAAGTTAGAATCACTTTTAAATGGAGATAAATAATGACTACTGGAAATTTCTATACCAATCCAAGCACCAAGCATTGCTGGGTGTTTTGCCCGTCATGCAATAGATGCCAGGACAAGGGCAGGTACACCAAGTGCAACGGCTGCAGTGGAAGATTTGACCCCAAGGGGTGTATAGACCCAGATCCAGATGATTTTTGCGACTGCAAAAATGGTGTTCTTCGCTGGAGAACCCAAAATGGGAAACTTGTAATGGTAAGATTTAAAACTAATCCATTTAAAGGGGAAGTAAAGTACTCTAAAAAGAGCCAAGATGAAAGAGACTGGGACTCTTATGTTAATGACATGAGAGAAAAAATGGATGATCCAAATTTCAATCCAGTAACAATTTACGAGGAATAAAATGAAACAAGAAATTGGTAGAGTTATCCTTAACAATATAACACTAGTTGAATATGACGCTGGCAACGGAGAAACAAGCTTCTTTATCCAATGTGGTGTAGCTGGATTCCACGCAACTCAAAAAGAGTTAAGCAACATAGCAAGTGTAATTAATTATCATCAAAATATAGAAACATTTGATGATATTATTATTTCAATTAAATAAGGAGATAAGATGCCCTGGCCCTACAACGAAAATGATTTTATGGAAATAGGTGACACTGGTTGGGTGCCAGTTGGAGAGGGTAAATATAAGAATATTTACACTGGACATATGATAGATGAAAATGGAAATGAATATGATTCTAATGGAGATTTAATATCCGAAGGAGAACATAGCCCTGAAGATGGAGATTATAAATAAATGAGCTCAATTGAAATAAAGTCAGTAGAAGAAATTGATTATTTTAAAAAACTTACACTAACTGAATTTAGCTACTCTAGGATAGACACGTATGAGATGTGCCCGTCGAAATATTTCTTTTCCTATATAAAGAAAGAGCCTAGGCAGTTCTCCGCACCGGCTGTTTTGCGGAAATATAATACACTCTGTTTTAGAGGATAATGTTTCCAAAACTGATCCGCTAAGCTTTCAGCGGACTTCAAAGTAAATATGAAGAATATAAAGAAAAGTTTGATCCGTCCAATCAAATTAGTGTAGAGCTGATATCAGCTGGCGATCAAATACTTGCAGACGTATACGACACATATGGTGAAAGAACGTTTGATGTATTTGAAAAAGAAATGGAATTTAATTTCATTATAGGAAATTACAGCATAATAGGGTATATCGATAGGGTAGATATGCATGACGACTATTTAGAGATTATTGATTATAAAACTGGGAAAAGGGAGGTAGCACAAAAAGATGTGCACAACAATCTCCAGCTAGGAATATATGCTTTAGCCGCCTCAATTAAATTTCCAGATAAGAAAATAGTTGCTTCCTTACATTATTTAAGAAGTGGTAGAATTAAATCTCACACCTTTTCCCCAGAAGATATTGAAAGAGTTAAAGAAAATCTAATTGAAAAGATTAATTTAATTATAAACGATTGTAACTTTACCCCGACAAAAAATGAAAGAGTGTGTTATTTTTGCGACCATGCTAAGAGCGGGGCGTGTGCAACTGGGGCTGGCAGATTAAAAAGAGCCAATAGATAATAAAAAACCCAGGGCTTTCGCCCTGGGTTATATTGTAATATGTAATATCTAATTAGAATTGAGCTACAGGATTCTGCTCGCTTGAGGTAATGATGTCAAAATCATTCTCCTCAACAAGCTTTACTGCCTCATCAAAGCTAAGGCCAAGGTCGGTAAGACCCTCTGCAGCCAGGGCATTGATGTTGTTCTTCATGCTGGTGAAGATTGTGTTTGTAACTGACATTGTATTTCTCCTTATGGATTGTTTACTTGAAAGTATGTTGAATATCAAGTATAATATAATTACTTTGACACATAAAGGATATCAGATAGATTATGCAAATAGCAACTCCCAACGAATATTTTTTCTCTAGGTCTGGATTGAAAAATGAACCCAAGACGAAGAAGGCCAATAGCGCCAAGGAGCATGCAGATATTATAGCTCCTAAGGGACGGAAAAGGCAACGCCTACAGGCATACAAAATCTGGGTTTAGAAAAGATCTTGATCTAAATATGAGGTCTAATTGGGAGGCAAACTTTGCTAGGATACTCAACTTATATAAAATCAAATTTGATTTCGAACCAAAAACATTTCCATTTCCGATTAAAAGGGGAACAAAATCTTACACGCCAGATTTTTATCTGAAGTCTACAAAAGAATGGGTTGAGATAAAGGGCTATCTTGACGACAAGAGCAAGATTAAAATAAAAAGATTTAAAAAATATTATCCTGAAGAGTTTGAAAAACTAACTTTCATTATAAGCAAGTACTCATCCGATGCAAAGAAATTTGCAGAAGATATTGGAATAAACAAAGTTATGTTTTACGAAGACATAAAAAATTGTTACTCAGATAAAATATATCCATGGGAAGGAAAGTGAAATGGGTTCTTTCAAAGAACAATACTATGCTCTAGAAGAGCACGAAATGCAAGATCTTATAGCTAAAGCAAAAAAGGGCAATTCCAAAGCCCAAGAAGAACTGCTAAAGGTTTTTAGTAATTTTTTAACTAAATATGTAACGATGTTATATACACGGAAAGTATAGCTACTCTGATTATGACATAAGAAGATTCCTATCCCTATTCGTAAAAGACACGTATGTCAGGTATGCTCTGATGAAAAATAAACTAAACCAAGCTGGCTATAAGCACGTTAATGAATGTATAAGCCGGAATACTCTATATGGTAAAAAGGTACTGCACAGAAGAAGATATTCAGCAGACCGTAAGATTGACTTTCTTTCAATGCATAAATAGATATGAAAGAAAGGATTCCGAAAAAGGACCTATTCCATTTAGTGCTTTTTTGTATAGTTATTTTTTGTATCTTTTGAAGAAAAATGTAGACACATTTTTGATAGATCAGCTAGGAAGGAAATCATTTCCCCTAATTACTCAGGATGATATATCCGGAGATTCTGGTGAAGAAGAAGTTCGGTAAGTCTGGAGCCTTCATAGACACCGCACAGTATGCTACAATGGACCTATTATTTTCTACTGATGTTGATGAAATGTGGGTGCTTGGAGAAGATACCCATCCGCCCTTCAATCAACTGACTGTCCAAGAAAGGCAGCTTATTAAGTGGAGATACATAGATGGAAAAAGATCATCAGAAATAGCAATAAAGATTACGGAGCATCCAAACACTGTGAGAGAACATTTATCTAAGGTAAAACAGAAAATAAAAGATATACTTAAGCAAGATGGAATGGAAGACTATTTATTAGTATCTGGAATAGATGATGATGAGTGAAACAATATCAAGCGACATACTTGTTAAATTATCGAATTTTCTTAATCCTCAGTTAGATGAACTTGTTAAAACATTTTCTTCAAAAGAGGAACTAGAAAAATATTACGTGGAAATACCAGACACAAATTATGTTGACTTAACAATTGGAGACATAGCATCGCTTGTTGCAAGATCATCGAACGTTTATGGTAGATCTGCAAGATTTGCTGGTATAGCCAGAGCTCAGTATAAACTTTTAGAAGCTCAATACAAAAGAATATACAAGGCTAATAGAATAGGAAAAAATGAAGCCGAAAGAGAGGCCGCAGCTGCTGCTGCAGCTGATCAACAGTATATGGCCCTTTCTGCCGTCGAAGCCATAGTGCAATTAGCCGAATCAATGGAACTAGCCGCAAGAATATCTTCTGAATCTGCAAGAAAGCTAATGGACAAGATGCAATCCATGCAGGTCGCTTTAGCCAGAGGAGAAAAAGGCTACTTTTCAGAAGAAGATTTTTCTACTTTTTAAGGAGTAAATATGTATATAGGACATTATAAGTCTGTCTCTTCAGCTTCAGAATTTTTTTCTTCTAAAAGAAAAGAGTTGGACTTCCCAGTGCAGGTTGAGTACAAGGGAGAGAGATACTTGCTTTTTACTACGCATATTGCGGCTACAAAGAGTCAAGAATCAAACATGAAAGCCAGAGCTAAAGAGCTAAATATTCCATTTGGAATTAAATTGAAGTAATGAACATAGAAGTTTTTTGCGACGGAGCTTCTAGAGGGCAGGGGCAAAAGAAATTCGGTGAGTCTTCCTGCGCCGCAGTTGTTTACAAAAACAAAAAGAAAGTTGTCCAATTTGCCAGAGGACTTGGGGCAAGAACAAATAACGAAGCGGAGTACGAGGCGGTTATAACTGGCTTATTAATTTGTTCTATGTCAGATTTTGTGGACCCAATTATATACACAGATTCTGCTGTGGTCGCAAATCAAGTTAACGGAAAATGGAAGTGTAAAAATTCAGCTTTAGTTCCTCTTTTAATGACTATCGAAGAAATAAAATCAGAATATCGTTTTAGGTTGGTGCAGGTTCCAAGAAATCTTGTTTGGGAACCAGACAAATTAGCTAATCAATTTTTGGATCAATTAGAAAATCTCAAAACAAAAAACAGTTAAAGGTGATATAATGAGTATCATGGAAAAAGTAGTGACAAAATACAGTAAAGATTTTAGGTTTAATAAAAACCAACCGATAATACTTGGCTTGGCTGGAAAAGCTGGAAGCGGAAAGACAAGCGTTGCAGAACAAATAGTTCCAAAGGGATCTATTGAAACGATTAAAAATAATATAAAGTGGGATCACATATTCTATGCACTTCCTCTCTATGAGCTTGCCTCTATCAAAAAAAATATAAAAGGATCAAACTTTAAATCTAGAAAACTGTACGCAATTCATGAGGTTCTTTACGAACTCTACGGCGGATCCCCAATAGGTTTCGTACCAGACTACGAAGAATTGGTTAGAATGGTTATGGAGATTGAATCTCTGCCAATTGAAGCAGAGGGCATAAAGCCAAGAGACTTTCTTCAAAAAGCCGGAGACATATGCAGAGAGAAAAGACAAACAGTCTTTGCTGACTGGGCAATTATGAAGTCAGTAAAAGCATTTAGATCTTTCTCTAGGTCATTTGAGTCTGAAGAGGAAACCCCAGCATTTTGCATGGTGATTTCAGATGTGCGCTATGCCAATGAAGCCGAGAGTATTCTCAAGCAGCCCAATGGAATAGTAGTTTGTTTTGATGCAGATCAGGAAGTCTTAAACGAAAGACTAATTAAGAGAGATGGAAAACTAATGTCCGAGGAGCAGAGCATGCACAGATCGGAAAATGAAATTTCTTTAGTAAAAGAAATGGCTACATCAGTAGTGTATACTGATGATATGTCATTGGAACATCAAACCGAAGTAACACTAAAAATAATAGAGGAGCTATATAATGCCTAAAATATCTAGAAACGCCCACGAAGAAACTAATGGATCACCAATCGATCAGGTGGTTTCTAATATGGCCGCAGAGATCAGTCTGTCAAGTGATCCAATTTTTATTTGTGGTGTAAATAGAAAAATAAACATAGGCAATTTTGAAAACGTAGACGTCTACGCTGGCATAACTATACCACTTTTAAATGTAAATCCCCAAGATAAAGAGGCCTTAAATGAGGCTGTCAAAGAAGCTGCAGCTTATGGTTTTTCCCTAGTTTCTAGGGAAACTGGTGAGAGATATACTCTTATTAAAGAGTCTCAGCAGACAAAGTAAATCTGCGACTTGCAGGATTACTATTATATAGGTATAATTAAGTACATACTTACAACAAAATAGAGGTATTTTAAAAATGTTTAAAAGATTAGTAAATAGCTTAAAGAAAGCTTTGTCCAAGTCAATGCCAAAGCAGAGCAATCCAGTACTCGCTAAAGTTCAGGAAGAGGTTGTTCAAGATCTTTTAGCTAAGGCAGATGAAGTAGCAGAAATAGCTGACAAGGCAGCAGAAAACATTGAGAAAGAAATTGTCAAAGCTGTTAAGGAAGTAAAGAAAAAGGGTCGCCCTTCAAATAAGTCTGCAGCTCAAAAGAAAAAGCCATCTACAAAAAAGACAGCTTAAATACTCAAATGAGAGATAGGTTTTGGTCTTTTATTTGGATGATGTGGATTAAAGTTTTTGATTTTTTAGATCGCCTTGATAAAAAGAACGAAGATAAATGATTCAAAAACATATCTACGTTAGTGGCCCCAGAATGGGAACCAACAATTTAGTTAAGGGGATTGAACTGCCCATGACTAAAAAGAAAAATAAAAAGAAAAGCAAAAGGAAAAAAAAGTAATGGCTGTTATGTTTCGTGGAGAAAAATTTTCTGGTTACAATAAGCCAAAGCGCACTCCTAGCCATCCCAAAAAGTCTCATGCCGTTCTCGCAAAAACTGGTTCTAAGGTAAAGTTAATTAGATTTGGTCAACAAGGTGTTTCTGGATCTCCCAAAAAAAAGGGAGAATCAACATCTTACAGAAAACGTCGTGAATCATTTAAGGCTCGTCACGCAAAGAACATCAAAAAAGGTGTAATGTCCGCAGCTTATTGGGCCAATAGAGTGAAGTGGTAAATTTTTAAAAAGGATTACTATGTCTAAGTATGTAAAAGTTTCTAATGCTCCACAAGAGCAACCAAAAGAAAAGAAGAAAACAGCAGTAAAAAAGTCTGCTCCAAAAAAGAAAGCAAAGGAATAAACTATGGCTATGATGAAAAAGAAAATGAAGCCAGCTAAAAGCATGGGTGGCAAGAAAATGAAGCCAGCCAAAAACATGGGTGGCAAGAAAAAGATGACACCAAAAAAGAAGATGGGCTATTAATAATGGCTGCTAAGAAGAAGGCTGCAAAAAAGAAAGCGCCAGCTGCCAAAGGAAAGATGTCTGGTTTGACTCCGTCACAACAGAAACTTCCCCCATTCATTAAGAATGCAATTCTAAAGAAGAAAAAGAAGAAATAAAAACATACTGGTCCATCATGGCAAGGAAAAAGAAAACAGCTTATCAAAAAAAGATAAGTAAGGTCATGGATGAGTACGGAAAAGGTGCTCTACATTCTGGCAAGGGTGGGCCAGTAGTTAAATCTAGAAAGCAGGCAATAGCTATTGCGATTTCTAGTGCTAAAAAAGTCAAAAGAAAAAAAACAAAATAGGAGAAATAAAATGGCTAAAGTAGAATGGGATATAGTAGTTCCAGTAAAACAGCCTGCTGATCTAAAAGGTGTTAAGCCAGGAAAACTTCCTGAATCTCTTCTCCGTCCAGCTGTTGGTGGCGGAAAATTACACTGGCTTTGCGCAGCTGCATGGGGCGCAATGGTTGAAGCTGCAAAAGCAGATGGTATAGAACTTAAGCCAGTTTCAGTTGGTGACACATATAGAACATATGATTCTCAACTCAAGGTATTCCTTGAAAGATACACTAAAACACCAAATGGTAATAGCACTAGAACATTTGAGGGTGTGAAATGGTATAAAAAGAATGAGAAGTTGGCCAGTTTAGCTGCTCCTGGAACATCTCAGCATAATACCCGGTTTGGCTGTTGACGTTCACACAGCCGCAGAACCAAAGCGCCTAAAGTGGCTAATTGCTAACGTTCGTAAGTTTGGATTCAGCTGGGAAGTTGTTCCAGAGGAACCATGGCACCTGCGCTATACAGAGGGCGACAATCCACCTCCAGCAGTATCTGAGTACATGGCCAAAAACAATATTCAAAAGCCTGCTGGAATTCCCGCACCAGCTGCTGGTAAAGCTCCTGCCGCAAAAGATGACGGTGGAGATCTTGATCCGGGCGATAGCGGTCCTCGTGTAACAAAGCTGCAAGAAGAACTTGCTGAGCGCGGTTTTTATAAGGGTGAATTTGATGGTCAGTTTGGTCAAAAAACAGTTGATGCTGTCACTGCTTTCAAAGCTTCAAAAGGTTTTGGTCCAGGTCCAAAAGCTGGCAAGAGAGTCCTTGATGAACTTGGAATTGGCGCATAGCCGTGGAAGCCGTAATTGTTGCTCTCATAGGTGTTGTTGGATCTGTTCTTGTTGTACTCGTAGAAAAGGGTAGAAAAGAAAACGCCAGAGACCATGGCGTAGTTGCCGATAGGCTAGAGAGCGTAAAGATTATGCTTGAAAATATAGACGAAGACGTCATGCACATAGAGTCTAAGTTAGACAATCATCTAAGTGACCATTCTAGGTTTGGTGGATTCGATATTGATAATCTTTCATTTAAGACTGGTGAAAAAGTAAAAGACAAAAAAGGTGTAAAGGTAAATAAATATGGCAGCAAAAAAAGATAAGAAGTGGATTCAAAAGGCTATTAAAAGACCCGGTGCTTTTACAAAGAAAGCAAAAAAAGCTGGCAAGTCAGTCGCTGGAATGGCAGCAGCAGTTACAAAAAATCCAGGCAAATACAGTCCAACAACTGTTCGTCAAGCCAATCTTGCCAAAACACTTAGAAAAATCGGCAAGAAGAGAAAGAAAAAATAATATGGACTGCAGCAATCCAACACATCACATAAAGAATCAAGAGCCTTGCAAGAACCATAACGGCTGTTCATGTGGTAACAATGGTCATGGACATAATCCCCATGATCATCACTATCACATCAATAAGCATAATCTTAAAATCTGGCTTTTGAACGCCGCCTACCTTAGTTTACATGCTGTGACAATATATCTATTAGTTAAATAATTTATTCTTCTTAGATAAGAAAGAGTCTGTAAATGGCAAAAGTAAATAAACCAACAAAACCAGCTTTGTGGTCTAGCGCAAAGTCGCAAGCTAAGGCAAAGTTCGACGTATATCCATCTGCGTACGCCAACGCTTGGGCTGCTAAAAAGTATAAGTCAATGGGTGGCGGATGGAAAACTGTATCCTCAAAGAAGGTTAAAAGAAAGAAAAAATAATGGCTGGTCCTAAAGGTGTCGGTCTAACTAAATGGTTTAACCAAAGATGGGTAAACATAGGCGCTCCCAAAAAAAATGGTAAGTGGCAGCCGTGTGGAACATCTGGATCTGGTGGATCCGGATACGCTAAATGTGTTCCAGTAGCAAAAGCTAACTCTATGTCTTCCGCACAAAGAAAAAGTGCAGTTCAAAGAAAGAGATCTCAGGGTACCGCAAAAAAGGGAGTTAAGGGTCAAGCGCCTAAAAATGTAAGCACCTTTAAAAATAAAAAAAGAAAAAAGTAAAATGAATGAAAAAGAGATATTTGATGGCTACATGCCCACAATATCAGATATAACAATTTCTAAAGAAACTCCGTCAATTACGTCAGATGGCAAACTTTTAAACGTACATTGTGTTACAATTAGAGCTGCGGAAAAAGACTATGTATTTAGTATTTATCCAGAAGATTTAAGGAAGTTATATTTTTTAATATTAAAAACACTAATGTAGGTTTGTATTATGTATCTCGAATTGATTAAAGGTGTTGATGTCGGGGATGTCCCTCCAACACCGATGATGCCGATAACCCTTTATCTGTCTACTGAAGAGGGTTTTGATTCTTTGATTGCCGTAGCAAAAAGATATGGGCATCCAGTTAGTTATATACAGGAGCAAGAAGGTAGGCTGATACAGAATATACTTCCTGTTCACAAGACTGAGTCCCAACAGATATCTACATCTTCAAAGGTAGAGTTGTTTCTTCATACAGAAACAGCTTTTCATCCATATAAACCAGACTTTGTTTTACTTCTTTGTTTAAGGGGTGACAAAAAAGCCATTACAACTTACGCAAAAGTGGATGATATTGTTTCTTATTTAGATGAGGAGACAATAAAATTTTTACAAAAAGACTGGTATATAACAGGAGTAGATGACAGTTTTAGAACCAGAGGAGAACCGGATAAAAAAATCCTTCTATCTGTTTTAAAGTTAGAAGAAGATGGTTCCTATTCAATGATTTATGATCAGTCAATTATGGAGGGGACTAATTCATTTGCATCAGAGGCTTTAAGAAAATTTGATGAGGCTGTAAGAAAATCAATAAAAGAAGTCATTCTAGAAACTGGCGATTTATTAATACTAAATAACAACAAGGTTATTCATGGAAGAAAACCCTTTCAAGCTAGATATGACGGAACCGATAGATGGGTTCAAAGAATGTTGGTCAGAAAAAATCTTCCTCCAAAATCTGAAATTAGTGAACATATAATTACTACGGATTTTTCTAAATGATAGATAGAAAAATATATTGCGTTTGGGTTGGAGAAAATACAGCCATGAACGAGAATAGAATTAACGGGCTTGAATCAATAAGAAAAAACTCTGGCGTAGAAGTTGTTTTAGTAAATAATGATAATTTGAATTCTTTTGTCAAAGAAGGGCACCCTATCCACGAAGGCTTTAAGTATCTTTCTGACGTACATAAGTCAGACTATCTCCGATGCTACCTAATGCATCACTATGGTGGTGGATACTCTGATATAAAACCATGTAGTTGGGATTGGAATATATATTTTGATCGATTGGAAAAGGGTTATGATTACGGAGTTGGTGCACCAGAAGATGAGGGTCCTTTAAGTACTCCTTTGATAATAAGAAAAGAATACGGCGATCATTGGGACAAAATGATTTCAGCAGATTTATTTATTTTTAAACCCTACACTGTATTTACTTCTTATTGGTATACTCAGATGATGCAAAGAATGGATGAGAATCTAGTCCCATTAAAAAAGAATCCAGCTACAACTTCAAGGGAAGCAGCAGATACAGTTGTAACCAAGTATCCGATTAGATGGGCTGGTATACTATGTGAAATATTCCATCCGCTTTGTGTAAATTTTACAGACAGAATATCAAAAACTATGCCACTTCCAATAAGAGATAACTATAGATAATCATGGTTTCTGACTGGAAGAATAACACGGTAGTTTGCACAGCTGTTTGCGGAGCCTACGAGCATGCGCTTCCTTCGAGCAGAAAAATAGATGGAGTTGATTTCATATATTTTACTGATGGCAAATCTAATTTCCCGATTACTGAACCATGGAAAGAAATAGTTCTTGGGGATGATCATTTGGATGATAGAAGAAGATCTAAAAAACCTAAGCTTAATCCTCACTCTATACCAGAGTTATTAAATTATAAATATCTGGTATGGATAGACGGAAGTATGACTATAAAAAATGACGGTTTCATAGAGCATATTATGTCTTTTATGTCCAATGGTTTTGTTGTTTCTCCGCATTTTGATAATAGGAACTGCGCCTACGGAGAAGCAACAATAAGGCCGATGAAGTATGCAAATGAGCCTTTGGATGAACAGGTAGCATTCTATAAATCAGAGGGTTTTCCAGAAAACTATGGTCTTTACGAGTGTGGGATATCCGCTAGAGACATGTCCAACAGTTTTGTAAAAGATTTTGGCCAGCTTTGGCACCAGCAAAACTTGATTTGGTCCTATCAGGATCAGGTTAGTTTTCCTTACTGTCTTTGGAAAACTGGATTTATTCCAGATGTTTTACCAAAAAGTTTTAGAGAATATGACTGGGTCATTGTTAATGCCCATAGGAGTGAAAAATAGTTATGATAAAATTTAATCTCGGTGGCATAGGTGTCGGCGGACAAGAATACAAAACTGTAAACTTGGCTGAAATCTGTGATATTAAAGCAAATATAATGGATCTAGATTCATTCTGTGCGGACAATCAAGTAGACGAATTTTTTCTTTCCCATACGCTTGAACATATAACTGTTACAGAATATAAAAACTTTCTTTTAAATATGAAAAAGAAATTAAAAGTTGGTGGAAAAATTAAAATAATTCAAACGGATATAGGAAGACTCATAAAAATGTGGACAGAAGGAAAGATATCTTTTAGAACAATGAGAGCTCCAATATTTACCCCAGCAACTAGATGCAAAGACAATATACTCCAGCAGCACCAGAGTATGTGGAGCCAGGAAGAGTTGATAAAAGACTTTGAGTCCATAGGAATGAAAGCAGAGGGGTTTGATGCCGGTTACTGGCAGTACGATGTGTATGATGACATTCTTCCAAAAGAAACAGAGATTGATTTCGGAAAAAATATTCCGAATCTTGGAGTAATAGCTACAAAAAAATAAAAGATTTATAGCGTTGTTACGGAAACATCCCTGCTATACTGAATGTCACGGAGGCCAGTTAAATTCCTGAGCTACAAATGGTGAGTGGTGATTTTATTATCACTACTCACCATTTTTTTATTACTATAAAGCCATCCTAACAATCGAAGGGGATGTTAGAATATGCGTTTAAAGTTACGTAGTGGGTGGTTTATAGCTGTACCGATGCTCCTTATGAGCATCTTTTCTTTTGTCCCTACAAGGTCAGCAAATGCAGCTGACGGCAATAAGCTAGTTTTTGCCTATCAACAAACCACAGTCTCCCAAGACGTTAACGTTTCCTCAACCATTGCTGGTGGAAGTACCCTCACGGCAACTGTCTCTGCCGCTGAGGTTCAAGATTGGAAGCCATCATCTGACACACTTGCCCTTGGCATTCAACTCCTGGGCTCTGGTGGTGGGAGCATCTATTCCCACAGCACTGGCTTCCTTAGCCTTACTGATGGTGGGGTCTTTAATGATTATTCTATTAGTGTCACTGCGGCAGGGGTGGGCGCTGGTTGGAACAGCGTAACCACGGCTCGTATTTTTATCATTGGTCAAGATGGCGAGTTATGGGCTGGTAACTACGGAACCCAAGTTGAGTCAGCATCTCTCAAACTTGACGGAACAGAACTGCTTACTAATACAGAGTTTGTAACAAGTTCAAGCTGGACATCCTCAGTTGGGTGGCAGACATGTTCTGCCAATTCTGGCTACCAACCCTGCGTTGGTATTAGTGCTGTTCAGATAAACAACGCATCAACTACTACGGTTGCCACCACAACAACGGCTGCCCCGACTACTACCGTCCCCCCAACCACAACAGTTCCTCCTGCGCCACTTGATGGCTCTGCTTGTGCTACTTCAACAACCTCAAACAACTACGCTTACGGAGGATCAGGAATCCTGGCAAGTTCTTCGCCTGATACATTCCGACTAACGCAAGCAGCTGGCAACCAGTTTGGAGCCATCTGGAACAAGGCTAGGTTTGATATATCAGAAGATTTCTGTGTTAAAGCTGAAGTTTATTTGGGTTCAAACGATGGTGGTGCTGATGGACTGGCTTTCGTGATGCAGCCAAACTCAGTTGCAGCAGGGTCAACTGGAGGTGGCTTAGGGTATGCGGGCATCACTCCATCGTTTGCTTTGGAGTTTGATACATGGCCGAACAGTGATCCATCAGCTGACCATATCGGTCTGATGTACAACGGCAATACAAGTCACTATGCAGGTACTCAATGGCCAACCGGTGCAGAAGGCGAACAGTCTGGTGTGTATGCACCAGTTGAACTTTCCGACATTGAAGATAATCAGTGGAGATATTTTAAACTGTTCTGGGATTCAGAAACAGAAGAACTCAGTGTGTTCTTTGACAGAAATGCAGATGGAGACTTATCCGATTCTGGTGAACTTGTTTATGACGCTGTAGCCATTGACCTTGGGTCAATATTCACTACTGGAAATGCCTACTGGGGATTCACTGCCGCCACCGGTGGTGCCAACAACCTCCAGCAAGTTCGCAACATTACATATGAAGCACTCAATCGTGCAAATGTTTCGCCTACAATGCCCACAGCACCAGCAAGCGCGACTATCCAGTCCACAACAATAGGAACAGTTCCATTTGTTTTAGCTGATGACTCAACAAGTCAATCACAGTGGACATTCACAACCTCTTCTAGCGACACAGCAATAGTTCCAACTAATGCCATTTCCGTAAGCATGTCTTCATCTACTCAGGGGGCACTATCAATCACGCCAGCTTACACAGCAAATGGTGGATCATCAACTGTGACACTGAATGCCACAGATGCTGACGGAACAACTATTTCTGCATCATTTTTGGTTACTGTTACTGCAGCCCCGAATGCTCTTATTGTCTCTTCTTTAGCTGATACAAATACTTCAGGCACACTGCGTTGGGCAATTAATCAAGCCAATGCTCAGTCTGGTGGCATGTATGATGCTATCCAAATTACAACACAGGGCACAATCACTCTCACTTCTGACTTACCAGCAATTACGCAGGGCGTTACGATTACTGGAACAGGTATGAGTACCACAATTGTTGATGGTAATAATCTTTATCGCGCAATTTATAATAACGGATCTCGAACAATCGTCATTGAAGACATGACATTTAAGCAAGGCAAAAACGTTTCTTGGAACGGTGGTCTCATCTACAACGCAAGCGGCACGATGACATTTAACAGAATAAAGATTTCTAATCACTCATCGTGGGCCTTCTACCAAGGCGGTGGTGGTGTAACCACGTTCAATAATTCGCAGTTTGCCAATAATGGTTATGCAATTACTTCTGACCATGGGACTACACCAACCTCACTTAGCCTTTTTGATACTTCTTATACCAATCGCATTTACATTAATAATTCAGTATTCACATCTAATACCTATGGCATTCGCACTGAACGCTTTACAAAAATTGAGAACAGCCAATTCACTGGCAATACTTATGGTGCGGTTCTCAATGGTCTCAACCGTCAGCAAGTTATAAATTCGACATTTACCAACAATACTGGGGCTGCAGTTTATTTTTCATCTTGGATTCCAACGTCTTGGACACCGGGAGCGGGAAATCAAACTGTTTCAGGAAGCATTTTTAACGGTAATAATGTAGCAATCCAGTTTGCCAACAGCTTTAATAATGGTGCAAGTACATACAACAATGTAAGTGCTAACTCCTGGTCGACATCGACAAATAATACTTTTGGCGCAACATCTTCAAATACGACCAACTATTCTGGTTCTGGGCATGTATCCACTGGAGACACAGTAACAGTATTAACAATTTGTGCACCAAGAAATCTTACCGTAACAGAAACTGGTGACAACATTGTTTTAGATTGGGACGCACCTAATTGCGGAACACGTCAGCCAGAACGTTATGCAATAATGTTTACTTCTGGAAGTCTCGCAGGATGGGGTGTGGCAACTGGCAATGTTGGAGACGCCAATGCTCTTAATACTTACTATACATTTACCAAATCATATTTCAGTGGATTCGATGTGGCTCCTGGCTCGACTTGGAGATTTTCTGTTCGTTCAGACAACGACACTCTTGGCTTGTATTCTGACAGAACGGATGAGGTATCAATTGCAATTGGTACTCCGCCCACTACAACCACTACAACTGAACCAGCATCAAGTGAGGTCACAAATCCTTCTGCTCCTTCATCCACTCTTCCTGATGGCGACGGAGAGCAGCCCTCAGAGACAACCACGACTTCAGTGCCTCCCATAGAAGACGAAGAAGAAGCAACGACTACTACTCTTCCTGAATCGGACGGCGGAGACGATCAAGACCAGCCTGAGGGGGTCCAACCTGATGATGAGCAGCAGGAGCCTGAAACAGATCAGACCCCTCCTTTTGATGGACCACAAGAATCAGAAGAAGAGCAGCCGATAGACACAACAGGCCCAGAAGAAACATCGCCAGAACAAACAGAAAATATATCACAAGAGACAATAGTAACACAAGAGGAATTAGAAAGTCTTATTGAAGACATATCTTCTGAAGAAATTCAAGTGGAACAGGTGCTAGAGGTAATTGAGGACCTTAATGCAGAGCAATTAACAGAAGTATTAGAGGCTATAGAACCAGAAAAATTGGCTGAAGTAATAGATGAATTATCTGAGGAGCAGGTTACTGATCTTATTGAAAATATTGAGTCAGCTGAGGCTTTAGATAATGTGATCAGCGCAATCGCTGATTCAGAAGAGCCACTAGAAGCGGCTGTTGCAGTTGCCATCATTTTAAATGATAACTTTGCTGAGATATCTACAGAAGCAGCTCAGGAGGTCTTTGCCAGTGTTGATTCCGATGCTTTTACGGAAGAGCAAAAGTCTGAATTGTCAGAGACATTGACAGAAGCACCAGCTGAAATTAAAGAAGCTTTTGAAGAGGAAATAAACGTTTATGCAGAGGGCTTTGATGAGTACGTTCCATTAGGTTCCAATGTAGACGTAGGAGCGCGTAGGACGCTTATAGCAGCTTCTGCTGTGCTATCCACAATAGCTGTAGCCGGAGCTGCTGGAGCAGCTTCTGGAGGCCCTACAGGGCCTTCTGGAGGGTCGTCTGGTGGTGGAAGTGGCTCTGGTGGAGGATCACCTGCATCTGGCACAAACGACGCTGCCAGAAGAGAAGATGAAGAAGAAGAAGCTTCTGGAGAAATAGCTGGTCCAGAGGATGACGAAGATGAAAAAAATTATACAAAAAATAGCATATTCAAATACTATATAGAAGGGGGTATAGAAATGAAAAAACTAGATTGGGTAGGCCTTGGCAAAAAGATTTGGGAAATTAGTGCTGGTTTGGCCTTTACTATGGCTGGTAGCTTTGTAATGTTCATAACATTGTCTGGCGATACCAGAAAAATGGCCATCATAGCTACAGCTGTAGCCCTTGGTGTTCATTATGTCCATGAGGTATTTAAAAAAGACGAGGAGTAAAATATGAGCCGAATACTTTCGGCAAAAGTTGATACTAGAGTAGAAGAAGTAAAATCTTCTTTGGAACAGTTTTTATCTGAGATATCAAAACAGGAGAGAGACTTGTTCTCTTATAGTGAAATAGAAAATATGTTACTTGATATATATAACTTAGTAAGATAATATTGGTATATGAAAGAAAGATTTTTTATTGATAAACTAAGTTGTTGGTGGGCACTTGGAGTTACAGTGGGCACCGAAAAAGGCGATAGATATGTAGGCGTCTATCTGCTTAAGTGGATGATAGGATTTAAATTAGAAAGAAAATAAAATGGCTAAATGTTGCAAGCACAAAAAAGAAGTACATTGTCAGTGCGATTGTCACCAAAGGTTAACTCATAGCTGCGAAACAAAAAAGGGCTTTTGGTCAAGACTTTTTAAAAGATAATTTATTCTTCTGGCTGTTCTTTAATAAAAATTTAAACCCAAGCTTTGGTGCCACTCATATCCACTGACACCTCTCTAAAGTCTGGCATATTGCTTGTGTCTTGGTTTCCATTTATCGCAAAGACCTCTGCACGAAAAACTTCTCGTGCCTCCAAATAAGGACCTGCATAGCTGGGGTCAATGCCTACATAAGTAGGTTGACCGTTGAAGTCCACAATTTTCCCATTGAGTGGTAGTCCGCCCCCCTTGCTGACCAAATCGGCGTAGGCGTTATAAAGAGATTTGTTATATAGAGCTAAATCTTCTGCTCTAAAGTTCCAGTCAAAGTAGTGCACCATTTTGTAAACCCAGTCCGGAAGCCCAACGAGCCAGCGGTCGCAAGGTTGACCTACCCCATCACCACCAAGGCCATACCACCTAACGTAATCTTCACCGCAATCTGAGCGATGATAAACAATTCCGTCACCATTTTTCTTTGCCATTTTATTCCTCTATTTCTGTAATATCGTTACCGTTTTTATCTTTGGTATTTCGGCCCGTTGAAATCATTAAGCCAGCAAGCGTGCCAGTTATAAAAGTTGCAACGCTTGAAAGAACGCCAAAAAACATCTTGTCATTTTCAGCTTGAGCACCTATGGGCTGAGTAACAAATACTAGTGCGTACAATACTCCAACCGTTGTTATAGTCAATACTCCAGCCAGCACGCAGCCAACAACAAACTTAAGGCGAGCATCTAACTCTTCTGGTGTTAATCTTTTTTTCATGGTTGATCCCCTTGCGGAATTTCTGTTGAATTTGTTGGATCGAATCCAATTAAGTTTTCTGTACACATTCCATCTACTAGGCATACTGGTGGATTACACTCCTCATTTTCCCAATTTTCTGGATCTTGACATTCGTAACGATAGTGTCCTTCGTATCCACATCCAGATAAAACCAAAATAGCCACCGCCACTAATGCCTTTTTCATTCTGCATCGGTTGCTTTCTTCGCCTTCTTGTCCACCTTGTTGAATACTTCGTTGATTTCTTTTGCGCTTAACTTACCGTCATCAAGAAAAGCTCTTGACAACCCTTCAACAACGGTTGCAACACCGGCGATACCGGCCATAAATACAGCTTTCCATATTGGTACTCCAGCTATTGTGCCAGCACCAACTACTCCAAGCCCGCTAGCAGCGAAGGTGGCAAGTATTCTTAAACATATATTCTTTAGTTGTTCCATTTTAAAATCCAATCAAATTTAGGTGTTTGTCAGAAATATAGTAATTATAAACAACCCGATACTTATGGTAGATCAAAGTTAATGTAGATGGTATAATATAAATATACTTTTGTATTTTAAAATCCAAAGAGGTTTAGCCATGCCCCAGTTTAATGAGTCCTTAACAAGAAAAAACAATAGGTTAATACTTACTGAATATTGGGAAAAAAGGGGTGTAGTTATTCCTAAAAACGAGTCAATCGATGACTACATCGTGGTGCCTGGGGATAAAACTGACTGGTTATTTTATCCCTTAATTATTCGTATCAAAAGTCTATTTAAAAAGATAGGTAAAAATGATTAAATTTAGCGATATAATTAAAATCTCAAAAAGATTCTTTCAAAAAGATTACTGGACAAAAGTAAATATAATAGAGGCTTGGGCTTTTTTCACAAAGATAATAATCATATTCCCAGGTTTACTATTTGGGAAACAATGGTGGTGGTTGTACATATTCGCACTTGTTTCTAGTGCCGCTCTAGTGCTAACATCAACTATTAAAACTCTTCCAACGATTATATGGTTTAATCTTGTGTGGATCATACTAGCTAGTTCAGCAATTTTAAAACACTTTTTATTTTAAAGGAGCTTTATGCCTAAAAAGAAAAAAATAGTTGTAGTCGGTAGGGGCACTGGAGGTTCTTTATCTGCAGCCCATATGTCAAGGTGGATGTCAGACCATGAAGTGGAGTGGCATTTTGATCCAAACATACCCCCACAAGCAGTGGGTGAAGGCTCTACTGTA